TGTTCCGTGGTAATCTGAGCCAGCAGCCAATGAAAAAAACAGCCAAAGTCCTGTACCGTTGTCGTTGTTGATGCCGCTACCAGCCGTGTCACCGTCAAATGTTATAGTTTTCTTTTCCCAAGTATTTGCGCTGTTTATCGTATAACTTTGTAAATTGCTACGAACTGCGTCCTCGGAATACATCAGTACAGAATATTTCCCTGTAAGACTGCTTTTTACAAAAAATGAAAGTGTAATAGATTTAGCTGCAGAAGAACCAAAATTAAGGTGCTGTAAATTTTGAGCCTCTATTTTTTGAGATATGTACATAATCTCATCACTAGCAAGGGAACTTTCAGCGGTTGTTACGGCAAACTTTAATGAGTTTGAAAAGTTGTCGGGACTATCTGTATCCTGTGTTATAGCAATAACTAATTCATCAAAATTTTCTTTGGCACAGTAGTATCTGTCCAAAGTATAGCCAGTTGCAGTTGTTGTGGCATTTCTCTGGTCAATTTTCATCTCACCATTAATGATAAGATTCTTATTTTCTTGCGCTTGACCCGAACCTATCAGTGCGGCTAGTTCTGCTGCTTTACTCATGCGAGGTCTCCCATTAAATGCATTTCATTTGCCGCAGTGTCATATGCTGTTAAAGTACCATTAGTGCTACCATCATAGCCTATCGTTACTCTAATATTTGCTGTGGCTTTTGTGCTAGAACCAAATTGTGATGTATTAAACCCAGCAGTTGCATCAATAGAAGTATACACAGAACTAGCATAATTTACGTTACCAAAAGAGCTTGTGTATGCGAGAGTAAAGTCTCCTGTTCCATTATCCGTTAAAGAAGCATGGTTAAAACTATCTCTTGTTGCGGCAGTGCCTGTTCCGTTAAAATTAACCCAAGACTTTGCCAACCCCTGCTGAAGATTAGTTGTCGTGCTATTACCTTCACCTGTGACAGCAATAGAGCCAGCAGTGCTTGTACCAGTGAGCGTGTTTACAAGAATGGTACTCATGCTAGGTCTCCCCATACACTAATGTAATTTCTTCCAACATCAATTTCGGAGTTAGTAGAGTGATATGTGCCAAGTCTAAACGCTGAAGCTGTAGGACCAGCATTTTGAATACTGTGATAAGAGCTTGAGGAAACGTGTACACTAAGGTCAGTAGAATTAGTTAGCGCATTAGTTGCGTTTATTCGAGAAAACCCTGTGCTAATGTCGTCAAGGCTGCTTACATTAAAACTGCCATTAATACTTGCAGTGCTACTCATATTAAAATATGACCATACTTTACATGCGCTTTGTTCAGTCAGCGTAGCCGCACCACCAGATGTATTCTGAATTGTATCTGCTTTTAAGGTACTCATAGCGTCACCAATGTACCACCAGATTCAACGGTGAGTGTTACACCGCTGGCTACTGTAAGTGGCCCTGTTACGTTAGCGTTCTCTGTTGCCAGAATGGTTGTATCTGCTGTAAGGGATTGTGCATTAGTACGAAACAAACCACCAGCCTTGAAGTTACCCTTGTTCTCTGCAGCAGGTGTAATTGAGCCAGCAGATGTACCCATATACATAACAAAAATGTTACCAGTGCCGCTAGATGGAGCAGCAGTAAAGGTAAGATTCGTACCATTAGGTACAGTAAAAGCATCTACACTTTCCTGTACAACACCATCAACGGATACTATAATATCTTCTTGCGCTACAGTTTGATTAAGAGTGAAGATGGTTGTTGAGCCATCTCCATTAAACTCTTGTGTAGCTGGACGTGTTTGAAAATTACTAGATACAGGATTGCCAATAAAAGGCATTAGGTTATCTCCATAATACTCAAGGTAGAATCTGCACTGTTAGCAGTATCAGAAGCTACACTAAGTGTATGAGTAGCCTCCATGATTATTTTGTTTCCTGCCATGTATTCAAAAGATGAACCAGCAGGAATTGGGATATCTTTAGCTAAGAACACAGTAGATGCCGCACTTAGTTTTATATCTACTGTAATTTGGCTTGACGTAGTATTAGCAATGGTCAGGCCAATAACCACAGTTGTTGTAGACGCAGGAACAGTATAGATATTCATCGCTGCATTAGCTGCGGTGCTAGACCCATCAAACGTCTTTACTTTGAAGGTATTAGCCATGACCTACTCCTTACGCTACATCATCTAGCAATGCTGCTACTACACAGGTAACTGTGCTGGAAGAAGAAATTGCGTGAATGTCTGCAACAGTTGTATTAGGAAGGTTTGCATACCAAGAATGACCAGCAGCAATTTTAATTGCGTCTGTTGCACTTGTTGATGCAGTTCCAGCATCTAGTACAATATACACATCGTTGCTTGAATCTGTGTTTTTTATAAACAAGAAGTTGACTTTATCACCTGTAGCAATTGCTGTAGGTGCAGTATCATCATCTACTGCTGTGTAGTCAATAAAATTACCAGCCATCAAATCTGTGCTAGAATTTGATACGCTAGTTAGTTTATAATACCACTTGTCATTTGCATCTGCAGGTGTTATTGTCATACTGCCAGATATAGTCTTGGCAATCTCATCAGGCAATACCGTTGCCTGTACGGTTACTGAGGCATCGTCTGCCATGATTTTCTCCTTAATAAGGTTAGGTTAATTATACCACATTATGTGGCTGTTGTCAAGCACTATTATCCAAGTGCTATTGCTAATGCAGTCGGGTCTTCACTTGAGAACCCAGCATTTGTTAAATAAGTTTTTACTACACTTAAATCCATACGTTTAATTGTACCAGCATCACTTACTAGCAATTCGTCCGTATCTGCAAGACCTGAAGCAAGTTCTGTTTGACCACTAATAATATTGTCATTTAACATGCCGCTTTCAACGGCATCATTTGCTATGGTCAATGCTCCTGCATCACTGGCAGTTGCATCACCTGACATTGCAGAGTAGATGTACTTCTTAACACGTGTAAACTCTGACTTACGCTCTGTGCCGTTTGCACCATCGTCAACAATAAGCAAGTCGGCATCTACAAGGTCTGCACCAATGTCTGTACCACCGTCAATCTCAAGTGCGCCAATGTCAACTTTACCTGCTGTAGAAATAGTGCTAAGTTTGCTGTCAGCAATGCTACCAGCCAACATGCCATTGGACACTGTGCCGCTATCGCCTGTACCAATAAGTGTGCCTGTTGCCACAGGCAGGGTTAATACTGCACTACTACTTGCAGAGTGTGGCTGTGCTTGCAGTGTCTGTGCGTGTGCGTTAGATGATTCACAGTAGAACTTTACCTTTGTTACATCACCTGTGCCTGTCCTAATGTCAATAAGTCCGTCAGTAATAGATACACCACCAGAACTACCGTTACCATCTATAATAACCTTACCACTACCATTAGGTAGAAGGTTAATATCGCCATTAGATACGGATACAATATCGTTGCCATTAACGTCCAAGTCACCGCCAAGCTGGGGAGAAGTGTCCGATACAACATCTGACAAACCACCTGCTGCTGAGATTAAGTTTGTTACAGGTACTTTTCTTAATGCACTAGCAGAGTTGTCAAACATCAATACTAAGTCATTAGATGTATCCACAGTTGTTTCTTGTGTCTGTCCTGTAATAACACTAGCAGCAAGCATAGAACCTTCAACAGCACCGCTTGCAATAGTCACTGCACCACTGCTTGCCATTGTTACGTCACCAGAGATAGCTACAGGATTATAGTTAGTGCCATCACCTACAAGCATATGACCTGCAGTATTTGTAGCCATAGTAATGTCATCACCTGTAACGGTTAAGTCACCAGTTACAACAACGTCACCGCTAAAGGTAGCCTTACCTGCAAGAGCCATATCAATGTCAAGAGCAGTAATCGCAGATGAACCGTCTGTGCCTTTAATAGCAAAGTTCTTGTCTGCTGTGGATACGGTAAGTTCTACATCAGATGAGTTGTTTGCAATGTCCAGTATTGATGTTCCATCATCTTTAAAAACAATGTTTGCACCACCAGCGTCAAGAATAATATCACCGCCAGCATCTAGTGTGATGTCAGAGGCATTATCAATCTCTGCAATTACAGGAGTTGTAAGAGTTTTGTTTGTGAGGGTTTTGGTGGTTTGAGAAAGGTAGGTATCAAAAGTATCTACTGTTGTCTGGCGCATTGTGCCGCCATCGTTAGTTACGATACCGTCTCCACCTGCGACTGCTGTTGTACCAGCAGATGTACCACCATCCATGAGGTTTAATTCAGCAGTTGTTGCTGTAACCCCGTCCATGATATTGAGTTCTGAAGTGGTGGCTGTTACGCCATCCATAATGTTTAGTTCAGAGGTTGATGCAGTAACACCATCTAAAATATTAATCTCTGCTGCTGTAGCAGATATAGCTGTACCATTAAAGTTAATTGCGTCTACGTATGCAACGCCATCAATATATAAGTCTTTCCATTCAGCAGATGTGCTACCAATGTCACGTGTGTTATCACCATCAGGTATTAGGTCTGCACCCAATGTACCCGATACAATCACATTACCTGATAGGGTCATAGTGCCAGCAATGTTGGCTGCACCAGCTAGATGTAGTTCTTTAAACTTAACACTGCTAGAGCCAAGGTCTACATCATTGTTTGTTACAGGTAGAATAGCACCGTCTTGAAAGCGTACTTGTTCTACTGTAGAACCAGCACCACCTGCATCTACGAACACACCTACACGATTGTTTGTATTGTCAACAACAACTTTGTTAAGAGGAGTAGCTACACCGGGGTCTCCAATCAATCCAATGACTGGACCCTCTGCTGCTGTACCATCGTGTTTATGTCCTGAAGTGTTTACAAAAGCGGCTAGTATTTGATTAAATTCATCATTACTGTGTGATGCGGTGATAACGTCACCGTCAGTAAATGATGATTGTCTAGTATAACCTGCCATTACCTTCTTGCTCCTGCGTCAAATTCTAATTGAAATCCTTTAAGTGAGTATGGTGCAGACGTACCTCTGTCATTAACTCGTAGTGCTACAGCAAAACCTGAACCTTCTATGGGCTGTCTAATCAATGGGTTTGTCTGTCCACCGTATGTCGCTGTGCCGTACAAAGAACTACCATAAACCGCCACCACTGAAGATGTATCAAAGGGATACGCTGCTGGTCTTGGGGTGGTAGGTGCTTCATAGTCATACCGCACAAACAAGTCTGCGTTCACTGCTGCTTCAGGTGCGTAGTTAATAATTACACGCTGAAAGTTTTTTCGTATACCAGCATCACCCATTGTTAAATCAGGTGAGCGATACTTACCAACAACCACGCTACCATCAAAAGTGCTACCCTGTTCTTGGCGGTATACATAGCCATCAAAATCGCCATGAACAACTATCGTGTCACCTGCCACAACAACAGAGTCTGTGCTTGTTGCTCTGATACCTAGTAAGTCACCAAACTCGTAGGCTTGCCCTTTACGTACACAGATAACACCTTTTGTTGCTGCCCTTGTTGTACTTGCATTAGTAAAGAATAACCTATATTGTGTTTTGTCTGGTATAACGACACTTGAAAATTCATCTACGTCTGATAAATCTAAAAAGCGTTTTTGTACTTGTCTACTTATTGTTCCTAATTCTACGTCACCAATTCTTTCAGTACCAGCTACTGTTCTTAATCCATCTGGTCCAAGAAAAACAATGTCACCACCAAATTCTTGGATTGTAAAATTATTTAAACAACCTATTTCTCTAGTTACTGGTTGTACAACAAAGTCTCCTATTGTGTTGCCAACTAGTTTAAATATTCTTTCTTCACAAAATATAAACAGTGCATCACGAAAAGGAAATAGTCCTGTTATATCACTGTCAACTCGTATTGTACCTGCGCCATTAGCTGGTGTAAAATCGTCATCTGTAAACGGAGCCGTAAATACTAGAGACTGTGGCTCACCTGACATACCTGCAAAAAAACTGGTATCTTTAAATCTTGTTACAAAGGCTGGGTCAGATGGTGCGCCTGTTGTATTTATATCTGTTACTGTTGTGCCATCAAACTTACTTGCATGATTTGCACCATCTGCAAACATAAGTAGGTCAGTACCATTTAAGTTATATCTAAAATGTGTGTACCTACCTGCACTTGTTCTACCACTATCTATCTGCGACCACGAACCAGTAGTTCCAGCTTGGTATACATTTGTGCCTCTAGCGGCTACTACCTTACCCTTAAAGTGGGCCGACAATAAAATTGGTTCAGAGTCTGATGCTGTTTGTGGAACTACATTACTATTCCACTTTGCATATCCAGATATTCTTCTATAGCCACCAGTTACGTCAGGCTCAAAGTTTTGTAATTCTAGTGCCATCCCCGGCTGCATAGCAAAAGTAGATTGGTCTAAGACTAATCCACCCTGACAAGCGAAAACAAAAGGATTGAGGCCAGCTTCATCTGCCATTTAATACACCTAAAATGCAGCTACGTTAATGCCATACCTTTGCGAGTGCGGAAGATAGGTTGACCTCACATAATCTGTTCTGTTCAATAATATTGATTGCATATGCTTTATACCCTCTTCAAACCTAGTAAAGTTTAGACCATACTGTTGTGCCTCACCTCTGTACTGATATGCATATGCAGTCGCACCGTCTGCGATTACTTGTCTAAATTGTTCGGGGACAGCGGGGACATCAGTGGCAGCAGCTAAAGCAGTAGGTCTACTGTAATATTCATACTTCAATACGTATGCTTTGTCTGGGTAAGGGTATAAGCCGTAATTATTATCAGGTGTTCTAAATACAAAGTTTGGAACGCCACCTACACCTGATGAGGTTTCTTGACCAATATATTTGTCTACATATTCTTTATAGTCTAGCACACGTAGGGTAGTAGCATCTACACCCAGTGTGTTATCTTTGCTTATTCTAAATGTTTCGTAGTCCACATGCTGCGTACCAGTAGGAACTGTGTATCGTGTCTGTGAAGCTACAAGGGTTTCTGTTTGTGTTGCGTGGCTAAAAGGCCACCCGTATTCTCTTTGATTAATATAGTTGATAGCATCGTTTACTGCATTTTGACATTGTATTTGATAGCCTCTTGCTGCAGTGAAGTTAGTAGCAGTAAGCACTACTTCATTCATACGAGCAAGAACTTCATTTGTCAAACCAAGAAAATCATATGCCATGTTAAATTCCTAAATGAAAGTGAGGGGGCAAGTTACCCCTGCCCCGTCACATTACTTTACGCTAGTGTATCACGGTCTACTTCTTGAGCAGTCATGTCACCCGTATCGTCAACGTCCATGCAGACAGCAAACATGCGGATTACTCCACCTGTTGTTGTACCTGTCATTGCTTGGATTTCAATATCAATGGTATCAGAAGTGCCACCGATAAGAACAGGAGTTTGTCCTGCCTTAAAAGCGTAATCACCTACTGATGCTCCATCAAAATCAAAGCCATCAACAAAGTTATCCAAGTCTCCACCTGTGATACCAAAATCAAAATCAGTGTCAGTTGAAGTACCTGAATGAGCAGTTGTTACTTCAAAACCAGCACACATGATTAGGGTATTAGCTGGAATAGTCAAACCCGGAATTACATCGTTTGCAGCGAGGGCAGTACCCTTATCGCTTGCAGCCGTTTCAAAATTCAGGTCTGCTTGGATTAAGTAAGGCTTGCGACCACGACCATCATTTCCTCGTGCTACAGAGGTAGTATTATCACCAAGTGCCATAATTCAGTCCTCCTTTAAGCCAAACAATATGCCGCAGTAACGATTGCTTCAGGACGAAGAATCTTGCGACCATACAGATGCATACCACGGACAATATCTGCGAAGCTGTCCGGGTCACGATAAGTCTCAGTCTTGTTAATCTGCTCTGCAGTTGCAACAGCAGATGAATGACCAGCAACGATGATGCCCATGTTTGACGAATTAACACCACCTGTAGTTGCTGGGCCAGTGCCAAGCGAAGGTAGGTTATTAGACGTGTAAACTTGGAAACCGTGAAGGTTATTCAAGACAAGTCCGTTCTGTAGTCCAGAACCACCAAAGTCAGAATTTAGAAGACGTGAATCTTCATCCTTCAGTACCTCAATGAATACTGGGTCAAGAACAATCCAACGTCCTTGGGTATCAACATTTTGCTGATCCAGAAGACGGGACATACGTGCAAGAATTTGCAACGGAAATGCGTTACCTGCAGTGCTGGACTTAGCAGCAGTTGCACCACCTGCACGTGGCTCAATACCAATACAGCTATTAGCAGCACCTGCTGTGCCAGAAGTATTAGTAAAGTCAGAAGCGTCAAGCGACATGGATGCCAAAAGTTCAGCACCTACGAGGTTTGAGCCACTGGAAGCTGTTGAAACAGCCTTTGCACCATTAACAGTTGTGTTAACAGTATTTGCAGCACCATGAATGGCTGACTGCGTGAAACCTGACAAGTAGCCAAGAACGTCTTGGTCAAACTGGTCAGCAAGGCGATACGCAGCACGATCACTTGCCAAAGATTGGAAGTTAACGTGTGAGTGTGCCTCTTCAATATCGTCCACCTTGAATGCAAAGTAGTTAGCTTTGTCAATCGTTAGGCTGAACTCCTCATCGTCAAGGTCTTGCGGGGTAATAGTTGTACCACGTGCATACGCCTTAACGGTGATTTCGGGTTCTTTGATAACCTTAACGGAATCGCCCATCTGCGCAATCTCACCAAAGTAGTCGGAATTGGTGATTGCTTCAACAATAGATGCCTTGCGGAAAGCAACCTGCACCTGTTTGCTGTAGATAATAGGACTAAAATTACCGTTAGGAAGATTACCATACCCGCTTGCGGTAGTAAATGCCATTGTAATCTCCATTTAGCATTATTCACAGATGCAAACTTACAAGACTATTTAGAGGCTGATTTGCTTGGGTGCGTTCAATAATAAGGTGGCCGCCCTACTATTTTACGGGCCATGCGCTTCAGGTAATCCGTAAGACTTTGCTGTTTGCGTATTGTAGTGTAACAGTTCTGCGCAACAAAGTTACACTAATCTGACTATAGTTATACCTATATATAACTATTTGTCAACCTTTTTTTCTTTCGGTATCTCAAGAAAATTCATGTTCATACTGAAAGACCTGCGTTCTCCCTCTGTATAGAATGGATACACGCAGTGAAATAGTTGTGAAGGAAACACATAGAAGTCTCCAACCTGTGGCTTAATTACAAAGTTTGTGCAGGTATATCCTGATGGTGTACCTGATGCAAACTGTATATGCCCATTAGCAGGATGGTGGTCTTTGTAGTCTTCTTCCCACTCTTCCTCTATTCCTTCAGGTAGCTTTAGGTATCCTACACAAGATAATCTTGACCCTGTGTGGATATGTAGTGGATTGTACTCACCATTAAATTGACGTACAAACCAACCTGATACTACCTGTAATCCATAGTTGTAGTTATCTACATCTAGTGAGTTAGCCCCAAAAGAGTTGCGTAGTTCTGTGTAGGCTTGGTATTTACCTACAAACTGCCCCAAACCTTCTTGGGCAATAGCTACAATCTCTTCATCAAAAGCTAACTCTGCTTTTACTTTGCCTACCAAGTTATCTGAATAGTCTTTTAACTTGTC